CGTTCTTTGAATGCAAGGAAATTGCGTTGTATAGCCGGTCTGTCAACCAGTGCTACGAAATCAACTTCGGCTTCATCTTCTAAATCCGAGTTGATTATTAGTTTATAAATTGGTAAGTCCATATCTTTAAATATAAATTGTTTAAAATGTAGCAGCAGATTTGATTTTTGATATCCTATCTTGACTATCTGTAATATCTCGTTCTACAACAAATGCTTTTACTGCACCTTGATTTGCAATATTTACAGAACTTGTACCTACTGATTGTGTTTGTGCAACTTGTACCGATGAAGCAATCGGTGCTTGTGTAGGTGCAGACGAAGCACCACCATCACTTGGTAAATTACCACCCCCACCACCACTCGGAACTTTTACTGATAAAATACTTTTCACGTTTTTCAAACCAGTTGCAATAGTTAAAGCAGCAGTAGTAAAACGTAAAAATGGATTGACAATAAATTGTGGAGATTTAGCAGATAATACTTGTGATGCAGCTAAATAAGTATTAATAGTAGCTTCTGCAACTGCTAATGTTTTTCCTACACCAGTTTGTCTACCAGCCAAATCTGCAAATCCACTTATTAGTGCAACATATTTTCTTGCATTATCTTGCTTTGCAACAAACTCTTGTTCGTTTATTTTTTGCCTTAAATCAGATTGTTCTTTGTCCATTTGTGTATTCCACTTTTGGACTGCAACATTCATTTGAGCAGCACTATAATTACTTTTCGTTATTAAATCATTTGTTTCTTGAGTTACACCAACACTAACTGCTTGAATACCTTTTAATCTATCAAGTTCATTTGTCCTTTCAGTTTCTACTGCTTTTTCTCTTTTACTTGTTGCTTCTTCTCTTTTTTGTTTTTGACTTTCAGCAGTTGTATTATCAATTTCGGTAACTTGATTTTGATATTCAGCTAATCTATTTTTACTTTCTTTTAAATTCTTCTCAATTTCTTTTATATTATCTGAACCCTTTTTTTGAGTTTCGGCAGGATCAAATAATAAACTTGCAACACTTAATCCGGCAGCAGTTCCAGCAAATGAACTAACAATTTTAGAAGTCGTTGCAAACATATCAATAGTCCTTTTCAATTCAGTATCGGCAGCAACTTTTGCACCCTCTAATTGAACTATTTGTTGTTTTATTAATTCTTTTGTTTGCGCTTCTTTTAATTTAAGAATTTGGCGTTCAGATAAACCTTGTTGTTTTAATACTGCATCTTGACTATCAAGTTCATCTAATTTATCCTTTTGTGCTTTTACATTTTTGTCAGTTTCTCTATTGAGTTTTTGTTGTTCTTTGCTTACACCACTAACTGCTTCGGTAATATCATCCCAATAAGCATATATTGTACCCAATGCAACAACAAGCAAACCGATACCGGTTGCACCAATAGCAGTTTTAATAGAATTAAATGCTTGAACACCTACAATACCAAGATTTTTAAACGCATCTTTACTTTCAAGAATAGCATCTAACCCTTGTGATAATGCTAATGCACTTTGAACTTTAAGTAATTGCTTTTCTAAATCCTTACTTTCAGTACCAAATAAACCGATAGCACCTTGAAGACCTGCAAACCCACCGGCTACACCTTGCAATGATTGACCTAATGCACGAAATTTAGCATCGGGGTTTAAAGCATCTACTCTTTGTTTAAAATCTCCTACTTCATCTTTTAGAGTAGCAACTTTTTGAGCAGCAGTAATTGCTTCAGTAGAAGTATCACCAAACTTTCTTGCAAGATTAATTGCCTCTTGTTGCGCTTCTCTTAATTCGGTCTTTATACTCTTTACCGATTTCTCAACCTTTGCACCATCAAAGGTGGCTTCAAATCCTATTACTTGTTTTGCCATTGTCTAAATTTTAAAGAGTTGAATAATCACCACCATATATATAAATATAACCACTATCAGTTGTCGGTTCAACTATTCTAATAAAGTTAAAAGCACCGGTTGTACCACCAGCTGCGATAGGTGTTCCGTTGCCAAATAATTGACCAGCTCCGATAGTTATTGTTTGTGTTCCACTTGTGGTTACAGACGCACCATCTACAAATTGCCATTGAACTACAAATGATTTATTGAATGGTAATGCCTTGTCTATTGTAACTTTCGGGAATGATAAAAATGCTTCAACCGGACTTGGCGTATAAGTAACATATTTTGTAAGTTCTTCAATAGCCACAAGTCGCAATAATTCCACCTTTGTTAAATCGGTAGATAATGGATTGTAACCATCAACCTTGTTTAGGTAGTAAAGACCATTATCAAGTTTAACATATTTCCGGAAACTCAAGTTCATTATATCAATGGAGTTGAGTAATAAATAAAGTATTACCAATTTGCTATCTTTGTTATTTTGACTATCAATAAATTTCTTATAAAATAAATAGTAAAGGTTTAGTGTTGGGTATATTGGAATGTTAAAATAAACTTCCTTTGGTGTGCCATAACATAAATCCCATAAACTACCATCACTTGTTGTATATGTGTCGTAAATATGTCCAGCGTATCCGTAAAATACTACACCAGCATTTAATGTTATTGCACCATCTTTAATAGTATATGCAGCACTTGATTTCTTACCACCCCAAAATGCCAGCTTTGGATTACACTTAACTTGCTTATATGTTCCATCTGTATTGATGTCATATAGTTGAGCCATTGGTTTCCCACCAGTGAGAGCAATGGGTGCTAAAGAAAACAAAAACTCGGTAGCACTATCATCTTTACTAAATTCATTTTCGGTTTCATACTTCAAACTACCATACGCATCCGCATATTTATTCTTATATGTTTTTGAATAAAAATCTGCATCGTCTTTATATTTAAACGAATAAGATTTTGGAGTAAACTCGGTAGATGGTTTAATAGCAAACCCTTTGTCTAAATCTTTTTTGTCAGTCCAATCAACCACATCTCCGGTATAAAAACTTGGTTGTGGTGTGAATGTTAAATTAAATTCATTGTCCGGATCTTGTATTATGTATAAGTTTAAAAGATTAATTATATTCTTTATAAACTCCGATTGCTTAATTCCTTCGGGTACTATTGACTTTCCTTTGATTACGCTATTGTAAATAATAGGCATTTTAGATGTTGTGGAAACCGGAGTTATATTTATTGTAGAAGTGTTTTGAATTGTAAATGTTCCGGTAGGACTTCCTCCAATAACATTGTAAACATTTAAAACTAAATCAACGCTATCTAATGGTTCAAGATTAAATGTTATATTTAATGTAATTGTACCAGTTGGATTAAATCCAATAGAAGTTGTTGTTTGAGATTTTACATTAGATACATTTGCATCATTTCTAACTACTGCAATTAAATCAGCAGCATCAAAAATATTTAAAGCATTAACTATATTTAGATTAAAGTTAAACTTAACTGCAATCGTTTGACCGGTTATATTCTTTATCCTTTTTAATGGTGGTGTAGCAGTATCTAAAACAAATCCCGAAAAAGAAGAACTTGAATAATTAAAATTGCCACCAGTATTTGTACTGATTGCCAATGATCCTAAACTATCATAAAAAGCACTAAACTTTTCTTCTCCGTTTTGAATAATTAGTTTGTCAAGGTTGTTACTATTCCAAAATGTTCCAGTATATGTGTAACCAGCTTGTGAGATAACCTCATCAAATAATCTTTTAACAGAAACTGCCGGTCTAAAATTACGAACGTCAAATATATTTTGGTCATTATTTAAACCAAGACCATAATTAGCCATTGGATAAACAAATCCTTGCGCCGGTAAATCAGCAGTATTCCAAGAAGTTTGTATTGTAGTAGTATTGTAGGTATGATTTAACGCATCTAAATTCAAGTCAGTTAATAGTTTCTCTCCTAACGTACTAAACAAGCCACCTAACGAACCGAATAGTGCGCATTGGAACTCTAACGCACCATCTTTTGAAGTTATCTCCAAGAGCCTTAAAACGCCTGCAAATACTTCGACATTATCAAGCGTTACTTTTGCAAACGCTTTCTTTAATGGGTTAAAGTTTACACCTACGTTATCAATTACATTACTATAATCGTTATTGATATTAAAGTCAAAGTAGTTACCAAGAAGAAAACTATTGTGCGCAGTACCGGGCAATGTTATTGTCTTCGAAAACGTAGTAGTACGCTTTTCAAAATCGGATATATCTGCAATCGAATAAGTAAAATCAATATCAACATTTTTATCCAAGTCAAGTGCAACACCTTCAATATATATTTGCGTTCTTTGAGTAGCCATTATTTAGTTATCTTGATATTGTCGTAACCATACTCTAATTCAATGGTAATATTTTGTAAGCCATCTACTATATTTATTTTAGGTTCGTAGTTAGTAGCCTTAATGATCGCAGGAACATAATAACTAACTCCGTTAACCAGTTGCTCAACATAAATTGAATGTGCTTTAACCAGCTCCCACATCCAAGTATGTTCTTCATTAGTCAATAGGTCTGAATTTAAAATAACACCTTCGGTATAGTTGCTAAAATAATTTTGATTTGATAGGTTAAATATATTGTTAGTGTGCTGCGAATATCCTGCATTATCAAACTTGTAAGGATTTGATTGTATAGATTTTCTATCAATGTTATAACGCTTCTTCTTAACCTTATTGAAGGTATAACTATCAAAGCCACCAAGAGAGTTCTGCCAATACACATTTGTCTTTTCGTATTTAGAACAATAATCGTCTATCTGATAGGTAAATGTTTCGGTAACAATCGTACCTGCTGCATTAAGCAAACAAATATCAAGTTGCGTTACATTTGGGTTTACTAAATATCCACCAATCATTTCCCAAGTTTTGGTAGATAAGTTTTCCCAAAGCGAAGTAACCTCATTCCAAATAGTTAAGTCAGCACCCAAAGCATCCTTGCTTATGCAGATAATACCAGCCAATGCAGTTAAATCTGCAATCGCTAATTCAAATATTCTTGTCGGCAAAGTTGCACCACTTTCGTATGTGCGCACTCGTATAGTTGTAGCCGGAGAAGTACCATCAATATAACTTAAAAAGTTTTCACGAAGGAAGTCTGTTTTAAGCGTTCTTGGTGAATAGGTTAAAAACTTGCCTAATGGACTTATTTCAGTATTGTATTGTTGGTTATATTCAACAAAATCTACAAATGAAATTTGACCATTAAAAGCATATTTTGCAGTATCGTTATACGAAGTGCCACCAATAGTTTCAACGCACTTAACTTGATAGTTTACATAGTAACTTAAATTAGTCAATGCTTTCCAAAACGTATTGTCAAAATAAATTTGGTCGTTCTTGATAAAGGATTGCAATAATTGCCTAATATCGCAATAAGCAAAGCCACCAGCGTTAACTACCAGCTTCACCCTTGCTACCAGTGAACTCTGAACGTAAACTTCAAGATATAAATTAGTAATGGCACTATTTGTTTTGACATAATAAATCATGTCATTATTAATAGGTGTCCAAGTCTTCGGTGTTTCTATATAAGTTATTGCCATTTTATGATACTATTACTTTTAAAATATCTTTTCCTAAAATTTCCTGCACATCCTTTTTAAGTTTGTCACTATATTTCTCAATAGCTTTATCCCAAAAATATGTAGGCTTAATTCCCTTTTTTGCAATACTCGAAGCAATCCTTATCGCAGTTGCATCTAATATTGACATCTTTGCATTGCCGAGTTTTACTTTTTTCTTACTACTACTAATCAATGTACCCGGTTTCTTATAACCTTTTTTTGTAGTTCCACCATCTTGCAAACGTAATTGTTTTGCAATAATCCATTGGCGTATTGCACTAATCGGTGGTCTACGTTTATTAGCACCACGACCATCGTTCACATTGATATAATAATCAAGTAGTTCAATCGCTATGGAGTAATTACCATTCTCATATTCAACCGGTTGTACATCAATACTTGCGCTTAACCTACCACTTGCGTTTTTATCGTTGCCATAAATAGGGTTTACTTTGTTTAAGTTTCTTCTTGCTTCTAATTGAATTAAAATTGCATACTTTGTAAGAACACCTTCAATACCGGTAAATTTTACATTACCACTTGTTATGTTTCTTGCCGAAGTATATCCTGCACTACTACTACCTAAATTCTCAAATCCCGTTGCCATACGACTTTTTCATATCTTGTATTTGTTCTTTTTCGTTTCTTGCTTTATCTTTCAAATAAGCCAATCCGTTTAACGCTTGTATTATTGATAAGTTCCAAACCTCATCTAATTTAATGCCTTCAAATTCTTTAATAAGTTCAGCATTGTAAACCCATCCCCATCGTTCTCCAAAGGTTTCAACATTTCTCTCAACTTCTCCTTCGTTACCTTCTTCGTCCTCAACAAATCTTTTACCGAATAACGAATTGTACTTCTTATTAAGTCGTTCATAAGTTTGCAAAAAAAAACACAAGTGTTATAACAATCAGAGAAATTTGCTTTTAGCATATCTTCTGCTACTTCGTTATAATCTCTGCTACCATAATCTTGCGCAACCTTAACACCATACCAAGTTCTTTTAACCGGTCGTGCTATTGATGCCATAACTGAATGCAAGTTTCCAAACAAGCCACCATCGGCACTCATAAACGAAGTCAAATCTACATATTGACCATACGTTATTTTAAAAGCATCTAACGATAGTGCGTATTCTCTACCATTTGCTTTAATAATGTTTTTAACCTTGCCTTCAATCTTACCATCGTGCAAGAAATTCATTGTTGCTTTTAGGTCTTTAAACGCTTCAATAGATAAATTATCTAATTCTTCTTCCGTTAATCCGTTTATAAACGCTACCAGTTTAACCTCTTTGTCAAAGTCGCTTAAATTCTCATCAATGATTATACCATAAATAAATTGGTAGTCCTCTATTGTGATGTTATTCCAATGCTTCATACTATTAAATATAAGTGAATAAAAAAAGGAACATACCTTTGTTCCTATGTAAAATCTTTTGAGTCGCTATCCTTACGGAACTTCTTCCAATCGCTTGATATGGTTATGTTACCACCGGCATCAATATAATCTCGTAAGTATTGCTTAAACGCTTCCGGATCTTTCTTGGCTATTTCTTTTATGGCTACTACTTTCCCAGCTTTCATCTCGTCAAAAAACTTAAACGCTAATTCCTTCATAGCGTAAAGATGCTAAATTAATGCGTACTTACCAAACGATTGCGACTTCATAAATATCTTGTTAGCTAATGCCAAAGAACAAACCGCATCATCGTGAAGTCCATTTGGTGCAGAATATCTTACACCGGTGTTTGTGTATTGGTATTCAAAGATACTTAACTCCTCAACAATAATACCATCCGGATATTTAATGGCACCCTGCTGAATAGAAGTTACAAGTCCCTCCATAAGTTGTTGCTTACTATTGCTTGTAAACTTAAAACCCTCAACCAAATGGTCATCACGTTGTAACTCCTCAACTATCGGGTCGCCTACACCAGTTGCATCAATTAGTTTCAGAACCTTGTCTAATCTTAATATCTTATTCTTCGTAGTAGACCAATCAGATTGGAACCTATCAAAATAACAAACTTCACCACCAGCGTCAATGCCAATAATAACGGTATAATCATAAGATTTAGCAAGGTCAATGCCGTAGCAAATAGGGTTATTGTTGGATAAAGGCGAAATGTTTTGGCGTATAAAGTCAATACCAAACGGATTAGCTGCATTCTCCATCGGATTAACAAGATACTCTTGCTCAAACGCTGCTTTAGGTAATTCAATTTTTGCTTGGTCGATTTCATTTTTATCTATATAAGGATTTTCATAAGTGGTATATTTAAAAGATTTCCATTCTCCCTCATCACGCAAATAAAGACCATAGAAGAAGTCCTTTCCCCTCGGGGTAGAGATAAACGTAGCCGAGCCTTTAAAGTCCGTTAAGGTCGGTCTAATGGCGTTGTTCCAAGCATCTTGTAGGTGTGGTATGTAGGCTGCTTCATCAATGATAACATTGTGGAATTTCAATCCACGAAAATCATCCAAGCGTTCACCGGTAAAGAAACGTATCTCGCCACCGGTTACAAACTTGAATATCAAGTCCGACTTGTTTGCTAACGCTATTTGAGTTGGAACTAATTTGGCAATATCATCAAAGAATACTTTTGCCAGCTTGTAAGTTGGGGTAACATAAGCAGTAATACGACCGGCTAATGCTTCTTGTATAGATATGTTTTTACTGATAAGTGACTTACCCCACCTACGACCACACATAAGAACCTTAAACCTTGCATCGCTTTCTAATACTGCACGTTGTCCTTCGTGTGGTT